CTCTTCCCCCTTCTCTTCGTGGTAACCAGAAGTCTTCGAGCATTGACATGAATTTTTTGTCATCCCTAATCTCTCCTGTGTCAGCGTTGTATACTAATTTATTTCTATAGCGAGCCATAACCTCACGGAGGTATTGCTCTGCTTTTTGTTTAGGTAAATTACCTACATCAATGTAGAAAATCCTACGCTCGGGAGCGCGGGACAATCTATATATGACCAAACTATCCTCAATCATACGTAATTGATTAAGTGCTTTGATAGCTTTGTGTAGATGTGACAACACATAGTTGCGTTGCATATCCATTTGTCCTGAGTGACAGAAACAAATAGCATCTGTGGCAATCTTTATACCTTGATTTTCATATCCACGTAAACCCTTTGGACTGTATATAAAATACTCAACTGCCTTAGGTATAAGCGCATTTACCTGTGGGTCTACAGGTGATATACGGTCTTTTGGTTTATCGTATTCGATTACTTTCTTAATCTTACGAGGGTCAATATACCTTAACTCAGTGATTCCTTTCTTAGGGTCTTCTGGGTCTATCATCTTATGATAAAAAAGACGACCATCGATATACCATCTACGGAAAATATCGTATGCTCGTCTGTCAAAATCTAGTAAAGATAATATATTTTCAAACTCCTCACGAAGTCTATTCTTTACGCTTTGTGAAACTGGTAGGTTAGATAATTCAATATCTACAGGGTGGTCATCTAAATCGCCCGCGATTGCTTCGTTGGTGATATCACTGATAGCAGCATCCGCTTCTGGATGAAGAGACATTTCACGGTATCTACCAATGAGGTCTACTTCATTTGACTTATTTGCGGAGTCACCTAGGTCAACGTACTGCCCAAAATAACCACCCGCTACTATGGGTTGCGCTGCATCATCACTATCTTTATGCACAAAAGAAGGACCCTTCTGGGATTCCTTCTTTTTGCGCTCAAGTGAATAACCAAATAATTGCGTCATTCCTTTTTTCCGCTACTATTATATGTTTATTTATTATACCACAGATTAGGTATAAAATCTACTACCCTTGTGGTTTAGCGTTTCCTGCGTTTTCCTTACTTACAACTTCCCAGTATTGTACTTGGAATTCAACTGTATACTCCTCAGGAGTATCGTTGCTATCCCATGCTAAATCAATAGCAGAGATGTTGGAAGGCCAGATAGAAGCAAACTTATAAGACCTAGTTATGTTACCTTGACGGTCATACTGTCTTACAAATGCATCCTTTTGATAGTCTTGTATGTCATCAAAATGCTGTAAGTTTTCCTGCATGTCTTGTATTCTACTTGACCATGCTTCAAACTTAGACCTTAATGCAAAACCTTCATCGTTTAGGACTGTAACTGTCCATGGCTCGAATGTACGGTCTCCTGCAATCTTTAATACCCTACCTCTGTAAGGTACGTCAACTACACCGACTGTAGAAGCAGGAAGATTCGCTGCTTTAACTAGCATGGTTGACATTGCTGCATTACCACCACCAGGGGTGTCTCCACCTACTGTTGACTTTGAGCTGTTTTCTGCGACAGTTGAGTTAATTCCGCTATCTGCTCCTGATTTAATTGTGCCTCCCTCAGGGAAAAACAATTCAACTTGAAACAGATTAGGGCGTGCTAAATCCCTAATCGAGTCACGGAATTGGAGTATTGGTACTTGTACTTCTGACATTAGATTGTCTCCTTGTTGTTAATTGATTGGGATTAGCTTACTATTTCAGAGAAACTAGCACCAGTCCTAGTTGCAGTGAATGTTAGTGTAATAAAGTTAATCGACCTTGCTGGCTTCACGAATATCTCCGCGAAGAATTCCCCTCTATCTATAGCGTCAGCTGGGTTGTTTGTAGCATCGCAGACTACTAAGAAGTCTACAATACCTCTCCTTGACTGGACGGAGCGGAGGAATGGCTCAACTATGTTTTTGAATTGTGCACGAGTAAACTCATCATTCAATTCAAATAGTTGATTCTTAGCAGCGACTGAGATTGACTCTTCCAAGACAAGGAATAAACGTCTAACGTTGATTCTGTCAAATGCGGAGGAGTATCCAAGTGCAGTCTTATCTCCGAAGAGGATAATTCCTTCACCTGGGAATGCTACTATTGGGTTAACTCTTGCAGCATATAATCTATCTCTGTGGTCTTTTAGAGGTGAGTATGCAAGTTTAATTGCATTCAAGATTGTGCCTCTATTGAATCCTGCAGGAGAGAACCATGCTTCTGAGTTAAGAGTTGTGCTTAACACAAGTCCTGCCATGTCACCGTTACATGGAATGTAACGATAAACATCATTATACTTATCGTAAATGTATTTGTAGTTGTTATCAAATACTGCATAACTTGTAGATGCTAATGCATCGAAGTAGTCAATAGTTTTAGTTACGATGTCGTTTGTGCTTGGTTGTCCAATAACATCACCTCTGTGTGGAGAGATGAATGCCATACAATCTTTTCTTGAGTTAGCAATAGAAATTATATGTTGTGCCTTAGCAATACTGTCACCTACAGTTGTCATTGAAGGACCCATTAGGATGTAATCAATGTCAATAGTTTCAGCATCATCAAACAAGTTAAACGCTGCAAGTGTTTCTGGACGTGCTACAGAGTAACCGTCGACTCCACCTTGTAATGCGTATCTAATTGTTGCTTGATTTTTTGTGCCTATTAATGGTTTAGCAGATGGGTTAGTGCCTGTTGGGTCATCTAAATCATTGATTGAAGAAGAAGACTTGATAAGGTCAAACTCTCTATTGATACCTGATAGACCAAATCCACCAGATGCGTTAACGTCTTTATCATAGACGTCACCTGTTTCGTGACTACCCCAGAGGATGTATCTTGACTGTGACTTGATTACATCTTTATAGTAGATGTTATCTCCTTGAGGTGACTTAGCATCAGATGCTTTAGAAACGTTAAGGAATTTCTCAACAACTGAGCCAGGTGTGCCTGTTAGTCCTCCGTCTCCGTCAATGACTATGACATGCATTAAGTCATTGTGTCCGCCTCTTTCTTCTACCCATGCAGAAGTTGTAGGTCTAGCAGCAAGGTTTGTCCATCTTGCATTAAGTCCGTATGAGCGTGTTGTGTAGTCTGACTCTACGTTAGCGATAGCGATTGTCGCAGCGTTTTTGTCTATAACACTCTGGTTTGCTTGGAAGTTAGGTGATAGTGGGTTGAGTGAAACACGTAACTGACGTGAAACTCCTGATACAACACCACTGTCTCCTGTAGCAGAGCCAGGTGTGTTAGAGTTGTTTGCCAATTCAGTGATTGTATCTCCTATCTCGATGATGTCAGATGCAGTGTCGTCGATAGTTAATTCTAACTTACGAGCCTCAGCATCCCATGCAACAACGCGACCAGTAACACCACCAGATACAGCAGTGATAAAGTTATCTTTCTCGAATGACCCTACAAGTGTTGCACCCGCATCGAAGGTAACAATCACAGTGTAAGAGTAAACCTTACCGTAGATGTTTGCGTTAGAGAATGATACTTCCGCGTTATTTGTGAATTCCCATTCAGTAGATGTTGGGTCTGCTAGGTAAAGAATTTGGTCAGCACCCGCGTCTGTCATTACGACACGTAGTGAGTTAGCAAATTTTCCTGCAGTCCTTCCTGCCCACTTCCAGTTGTTAGCAGCAGTCTCAACGTTTGCCTCATAGTCAGTCATCGACTTGATGATTGGAGGTGTAATACCAGTTGAGGTTTGCTCGTTAATTTCTGTCTTTGCAGCAGTTACAGTTTGAAGTGTAACAGTTGACCCATCAGTGTGTGCAGCAGCAGTAGAACCTAATACTCCGCGCTCAACTGTTAGGTCGTCCCCAGCTACACCAGAGATTCTTAGAAACTCATCGTCAATTCTGATGTATGAGTTTGTGCTTCCTGCAAGAGCAGTAGCAGAAGTAACTGTAAGTGTAGTGTCAGATGATGTAAATGTAGAACCTTCGTTAATTGTAGAAGATGTGCCTGCAGGCTCAATAAGAGTGATAGATGATTTTGCAGCGTGTGATGCAGCAGATGTTTGTAACTGTCCTCTTGTTACGGTAACGTCGCTACCAGAAACTGCTTGGACAATCATTAATTCAGCGTCGATGAATAATACATCGCTTACGTCAAAGTCAGTTGCTGACTCAACAGTAAGTACTGTATCTGTTGCGCTGAATGAAGTGATAGTGAATTGTGCTGTATCAATCGCATTCTTAAGTGCGCTGTTATCTGCACGCACTACGCGAAGTGACCCGCCATACAATAAAAATTGTGCTGCAGTAAACCAATACTCGTAGTTTAGATTATTAGGTTTACCAAAGGTTGCTAAAAGTTCCTTCTCACTTGTGATAGTTGTGATGTCTTCGATGGGACCTTTCTCAAATGCACCTACGACAGCAGCGACGTTATCAACAGTCGAATTTACTACGTTAGTGAGGTCTCTTTCTAGAACAACAACTCCTGGGGAAAGTTGTGTTGATGCCATTAGATTAATCTCCTATGGGATTCCAATTTACAATGCTGAAATTATTTATAGAAAGGCATGTTTTCACTGGGGAAACAAGACGTGAATTACCAATCAGGGTAGTCACCGTAAGGAATCTTACGTTTACGTTTACGTTTTACTCTCCATATAGTACATGTCTTACATTCATATGCATATGCAGATGGGTTAGACCCTCTATCCTTTCTGGTCTTATAGAAATCGTTTCGCAAATTTTTCTCTTGACCACATATACGACATCTTCTATCTACAAACAGGAGATTGTCTAACTCAAACTCCTCTTCTATACTCATCGGTAGTCCCACATATAACTACGGTCACCATATTCATCTACATTCCAGTCTCTATCAGATGTCCACCTATCTCCGTCGTTATCTACAAATTCATTCTCGTCCTCTAGACCATCTGATACAAATCCAAACGGAGCCATGTCTGCCTCTATTGCATCCTTCTGCTCTTGATACATACGAAGACGGACATCACTATCATGTAACTCTCTGAAATAATCTGT